GCGCAAAAACTAATTGATTCATTGCCAAACACTTACATTGAAGTTAGCCCTAGTGGGACTGGCTTACATGTTTGGGGTTATGCGACCCTGGAAAAGGGCCGCCGCTTTAGCCGCAATGGCTTGAGCGTAGAAATCTACCCAAATGGCCGTTACCTCACAGTGACAGGTCAGGCAATAACCAGAGCACCGCTCCAAGAGTTAGACTTGGCGCACCTACTTACCTAGCGAAACGCTGGGCACAATCCGAAATGGAGACACCAAATGGGCATGGCAGGCAGAAAACCCTCAGACAGGCCGACAGTAACTAGGCATAAGCCAACGGTTGACTGGACCGAGATTGCAAATGTTCCCTATGACGGACCCACGCCAGAGCTCCCACTGAGCCGCTCGGTAATCAAAGAGGGCGAACCAATAGAAATCCCGATTGAGAACCGCACTAGGGATTGGTGGAACGCACTCATTCAAATGCCGCATTGTATTTTGTGGCAAGACTCAGACTGGGCTTTTGCGATTGATACCGCAATGGTTCACGCTATGGCTAACCACGGCATCATTTCCGCAATGGCTGAATTACGAATGCGTGAAAAGGTAATGGGCACAACCGTAGATTCCCGCAGGGACCTTAGAATCCGCTATGTGGACTTTGAGGATGAAGCCCCTCAGCTTGAGGCAGTTGCCAGCATTGAGGATCGCCGCCAAAGATTGCTTGATGCGTGAGCGCATTAGGGCTGACAACCATGACCGCAAACTTTCACTAGGTTGGGTTGCAATCTGGTGGATTGAAACTTTTTGTGTCCACGGCCCAGGTGATGTCCAGGGTGAGCCAATAGAGCTTGATGAGGAATTTGCTGGATTTGTCCTAGATGTTTATGCCTTGGGTGATGATGGCCACCGCCTCTATGATTCCTCATTTATTTCAAGGGCTAAGGGTAGAGCCAAATCAGAGCTGGCAGGTTTCATCACATTGTTTGAGGCTATGGGCCCAGCAAGGTTTGACGGATTTGCCACAGGTATTGAGACATACTCCAAGGATGGATTTGTTTACAAATACGCTGACGGTGAGCCCGTAGGCAAGGCAGTTGTTGCGCCCATCATCCGCTGTCTAGCGACAGAAGAGGGACAGGCTGGCAATACTTATGACAACATCTATTTCAACCTGTCAGAGGGGCCGCTATCAAATGGACTTCCAAGGGATGCCGCTGGACTAACCAGAATCTTTTTACCAGGTGGCGGCGAGATTATCCCATCCACCGCATCCAATAGCGCCAAGGATGGCGGTAAAGAAACTTTTGTTGTGTTTGATGAAACGCACCTCTACACAACCCGTGAACTAAAACGGATGTATGACACCGTTAGGCGCAACTTGGCAAAGCGTAAAGCGGCAGAGCCGTGGTCACTTGAAACCTCCACCATGTATTTGCCTGGTGAAAAATCGGTGGCAGAGGAAACACATGACCTAGCCAAAATGATAACTGAGGGCAAGGTCAAGCGCCAAAGACTTTTGTTTGATCACCGTGAGGCTGATGCTGACATTGACCTGGCTGATGAAGCCCAAGTGCGGGCTGGAATCATAGAGGCTTATGGGCCATTTTCTCAGGTTATGGATGTTGAGAGAATCATGTCAGAGTTTTATGACCCACGGAATGACGCACAGGATTCACGCCGCTACTACTTTAACCAGCCAACCAGCGCCAAAGACTCATGGGTCAGCGCTCCAGAGTGGGCCGCAACCTATGCATCCAAAGAGGTGGGCAAGGGCGAGGAAATCACCTTGGGCTTTGACGGCTCCAGGAAAAGAATTAGAGGAACCACAGATGCCACCGCTCTGATTGGGTGCCGTGTATCTGACGGGCACCTCTTTGAAATCAAAGTCTGGGAACAACCTGATGGCCCCGCTGGGGAGGACTGGGAAGTCCCAATCACTGATGTTGACAATCAGGTCAAACAGGCTTTTGAGGATTACAAAGTCATTGGCATGTTTGCTGACCCCGCAAAATGGGAAAGCTACATTGCACAATGGGAGGCCGCTTATGGCAAAAAGCTAAAAGTCAAGTCAACGGTGAACCACCCTATTGAGTGGTGGATGACGGGAAACAGGTCCTATCTTGTAGTGAGGGCTTTGGAACAATTTCAAAATGCTGTCATTGACAAAGAGCTAACACACAACGGATCAGTGTTGTCTAGACATGTTCTCAATTCTCGCCGCCGCATAAGCCGCTCAGGAATTTCCATTGCCAAGGAACACCCTGAATCACCAAACAAGATTGATGCCGCAGTTGCGGCGGTCCTGGCATACCAAGCTAGGCTCCAGGCTCTCTCAAAAGGGAAAGCCACAAAGAACACATTTATCCCCCGCAGATTGAGTTAGGAAACTTATGGCTACCCAGCTAACAGACTTGGAACAGGGCATGCTCAAAAAGCTTGCTAAAGAGCAGGGCAGAATGAACTTGCTGGAGCGCTACTATGACGGGGATGCCCCGTTGCCTGAGGGCGCTGAGGGGCAGTCACGGGCTTACCGTAGATTTCAGAAAAAGGCCCGCCTAAACATTGCCCAACTTTCCGTTGCCGCTGTGCGTGAGCGGATGCGAGTTGGCGGTTTCCGCACTGGGGCTGATGATGATGAAAACGGTGATGTCATTGCCCGCCGACTTTGGAAAGCCAACAAACTTGATGTCTATTCCGCAGACCTCCACACCTTTTTTCTAAAGTTCGGTGAGGCCTATGCAATCGTAGGAATGAAAAAGGGCAGGGAATACCCACTGGTCACAGTTGAGGATCCACGCCAAATGCAAATCATTTCTGACCCAGAGGACCCCTCTGAAATCAGCGTTGCCCTCAAGGTGTTTACAGAGTATGACTCTCACTATGCTTATTTTTACTACCCAGACAGAATTGAAGTCTACAAAAAAGACTTAGAGACCAGCATTTTTCAGGTTGACGGCTACATGTACCAAGAGGAAATGAGCGCACTAAATCCATTGGGTGAAGTCCCAGTTGTGAAGTTTACAAACATGGATGAAAAAGGCGAATACGAACCTTATCTGGATCTGATTGACAGGATCAATCACATGATTCTACAGAGGCTAATCATTGCCACAACTCAGGCGTTCAAACAAAAGTGGCTCAAAGGCGATTTCCCAACCCATGATTCTGATGGTAATGAAATTGATTACAACGGTTTGTTTGAATCTGCCCCAGGCGCTATGTGGATGCTCCCAGAGGATGCCTCCATTGGCGAACTAGGACAGACAGACACCAATGACATTCTTGCCGCAGTCAGGGCAGACATCCAAGACTTCGCTGCAGTAACCAGAACCCCTATGCACTACCTCAACTCAGAGGGTGCAAACCAGAGCGCTGAGGGGGCGGCACTTTCCCGTGAGGGCTTGGTGTTCAAGACTGAGGACCGCATTGCCAGGGCAACCGTTGGCTGGTCCAAAGTAATGTCCCTAATGTTCAAATACACAGGTGACTCTGTGCGATCTGAGTTGTTAGACCTAGAACCAATCTGGCAAACACCTGAGCGCTACAGCCTGTCAGAGCGGGCAGATGCTAACAGCAAGTTCCAGGACATTCCTTTCAATTCTAGGATGACCCTAATTGGTCAGTTTAGCCCAGCTGAAATTGCTGAAATGGAAGTTGAAAGAGCTGGCGAGGCAATTCTGACCGAGGCGTTATTGGGTACTCCACAGACACCTAGCGCATAATGGCAACACAAAGGCAGTTGCTTGACGGCTACAACAGCCTAAGTTCAAAACTGGTCAGGGGTGCTGGAGACAGGGCCTCGGCAATTTTCACCGGCCTTGGTTCATGGCGTGATTCAGACTATGCGGATTTTGTTGATGTTCTTGACCCAATTATGACTGGGGCAAAAATACAGGCCGCCAGATTACAGGTTGCTTTTTATAGCGAAATGGCAAAAGTAAGCCGTGAGAGCTTTGAGGCGTTACCAATAACGGCAAAGACCCTGACCACATCAGCACTAAGAAATGGGGCTGATACGGGCGAGGTTTACCGCAGACCCTTTGTGTCCCTTTATACCGCCCTGTCAAACGGCGGTGACATGACCAAAGCAATTTCAGAGGGTGCTAGGCGTATCAGTTCAATAGCCTCCACTGACATGCAACTGGCTAGGCGGGCCGCTGGCTCACAGGCTAGAGACAGAAATAGTGGTATCACTTATTATGTCAGAACTCTAACTGGCAATGAGAATTGTGCCCTGTGCACGATAGCCTCAACCCAGCGCTACACCAGAGGTGAGCTAATGCCAATCCACCCAGGCTGCGATTGTGGGGAAATGCCTGTCTTTGCAAACCAAGACCCTGGGCAAGTTCTAGATCAAGTCAAGTTAGATTCGACTTATGACAGCATTGAACAGCAACTCAGGGTTGACCCAGATTTTGGGGCCAGGGATGCTGGCTTGGGCAAAATTATCAACACACCAGATGGCGGCCAAAGGCTCGCAGATTACACAGAAATTGTTGTAACCAGAAATCATGGTGAATACGGCCCCACCCTCAGCTGGAGAGACCAGGATTTTACTGGACCAGGTGAACTTTAGATTTCAGCTCCCAAGCTGATTAGCTCGCAATGAGCGCAATAACCAATCCGAAATGGAGAGACACATGGCTGAATCAAATCAGACCGAAACCCTAGAAACAACTGAGGAACCAGAGGCAGTGGTGGAGACCGCTGAAAATGAAACCTCAGAAATGTCCGAAACGGACGCCCTAAAGGCAGAGGTTGACAAATGGAAATCTCTGAGCCGAAAGAATGAACAGCAAGCCAAGTCAAATGGCCAAGCGGTTAAAGAGCTAGACGAAATTAGAAAATCACAACTGACTGACACTGAAAAACTTATTGAGCAGACCCGTGAGGAAACCTCCCAAGCCGTCAGAAAAGAGTTTGCTGTGAAACTGGTTGACGCTGAGTTCAAGAGCTTGCTAGGTGGCCGATCACTTGATGGCAGTTCATTACTTGACTTTGACAAGTCCTCATTCATTCAGGGTGATGGCAACATTGATTCAGAGGCAATTCAGTCATGGGTTGAGGCGCACAGCAAAACAGCTGAGCAAGCAATCCCAGACCTTGGGCAAGGTGCCCGTGGTCAAAATCCAGGTAAGTCTCAAATTAGAAACAGAGACGAACTAAAAAACATGTCCCCCGCAGACATCCTTGAGGCCAGAAAAGATGGCCGCCTTGATGGACTAATGGGCAAACAATAACGAAAAGAGATAACAAATGGCTATTGACAATTTCATCCCCGAAATCTGGAGCGCAGGCGTAACACAAAGCTTTATCGCTAACCAGGTTGTAATCCCAACCCTAAACACCCAGTACCAGGGCGAGGCAACCCGTGGCAACACTGTCCACATTATCAACGCAACCACACCAACCATTGTTGACTACGCTGGTGCGGGCCGTTCAATCACCGCTGAGGCACTTGCAGACACAGAGGTCCAGCTTCTATTGAACCAGGAAAAAGCGTTCTCTGTAAATGTTGATGATGTTGATGCAGTTCAGGCCGCTGGAACTTTCAACGCTTGGACTGATGCCGCTGGTAAGGCCCTAGCTGAGGATGCTGAAACATACCTACTAGAGCAGATGCTTGCTGGCGCTACTGACGGCAACTCTGGTGAAGTTGTGGTTGACACAGCTGATGAAGCAAAAACCGCTGTGCGTTCAATCCGTACCGCAATGACCACAGCAAAGGTTCCAACTGGGGACCGCTTTATCGTGGTAACCCCAGACTTTGCTGACCTACTAATCCAGGGACTGTCTGATGTTGCCGCCGCTGGTGCAACTGACGAACTACGCAATGGACAAATCACCAGACTATTTGGAATGAATGTTCTTGAGTCTGCTCTCTTGGGCTCTGATGTTTCAGCTGTCGGATACCACGGTGACACCGTTGCGTTCGTCAACCAGATTCAGTCACTCGAATCCCTACGCAACCAGACCAAGTTCTCTGACATTGTTAGAGGCTTGAATGTTTACGGTGCAAAGGTTATCAAGAGCGCCGCTGTTATCAAGTATGTCTCAGCCTAAATAAGGCTAACCGCTGAGGGGCTGGAGTTCGCTCTGGCCCCTTAGCCATACCCCAAACAATTTTTAGAGAGGCCCAAATGGCACTGGCTACAATCACTGATGTTGAGGCTCGCTTGGGGCGCACTCTCACAGCCGCCGAAAGCTCCAAGGCCACCGCTTACCTGACAGATGCATCAGCTCTTTTTATTCAGCGGGCTGTCCAAAAGTTTGAGCAGGGCGAAAGCGTGGT